ATGAGGGTGACATTGTGCAACTCAGCTACGTGGGTCGTAAGGTAGTGCGAATCCCAGATGTGTACTTGTGGGAGTACAGCCCCGATCAAGGGGCATTTTGGCATCGACACCCGGAGAGAATTGAAGTGATCGGCAACATCCACAAAACCCCTGAACTACTTCAATCGTAACCGTCTTTCATTGGTGGTAACGGTTTTTCACGACAGGCATAGTGGGAAACCGGGGCGCATCAATGAACGAACGACAATGGATAACGCTACGCGACGTGTTCCGGCAAGAGGGATTGACCGAGCGGCAGATTGAGGACGTGTTTCTCCTTCTGTCGTTCAAGCCGGAGCGCGTTCAGCTTGCCTTCTATTATGTGGGCATTGGCTTTAGCTATGACCAAGCCGGTGAAAAACTTGGTGTCAGTCACACTACAGTCATTCGCCGCATCCGCAATCAATGCGATGACATAAGCTCATACCTTAGAGCAATCGAATACGTGCATTAGATCGCACAAAACCCGCCAAACATGTCAGTTACAAGGTGAAGGGGTATAGATTTGTTGGACCTTGAAGCCTTGTACACTGACAAGTCTTTTAACGAACTGCTCACTTGGCATAAACGCAAGGCAAACATACATGACTTTGACGCGTTCAAGCAAGATGTGTTTCTTGAACTCCTCGAAGAAGGCGCTGAGACATTTGAGCAGGCAAAAAGAATAAGCCGGAGAGTCGTTCAGCGTTATTGGAGAGAGTACAGACGTGCTCGTGACAAGTACAACGTCCCCCTTCAAATGCCCTTCTATGAGAACGAGCCTGATGTGGATGACTTTATGAAAATGAATCCTAACAGGCGTATTGAATGGGCATACAGCGAAGGGTTGATACCGCAGGATGAAGGTTAATTCCACCAACAATGGTGCTCTAACTCAAAAGGAACGCATGATTGCGGACCTGATACGCGAGTTTCAGCCGCAGGCAAGTGTACGTGTGTATCGCGGGGTGCTCTACGTTGACGGTGACCCCATAGGCAAACGGAGACGGCGTTGACCGCATTTACCGAAACCGAAATCGACGAGATGATATCCACATACAAAGACGCGATCAAGGCTGTGGCCTCGGGTCAAAGCTACTCGATGGACACAGGCCAAGGCCGCATCTCTGTAACCCGCGCAAGTCTCCCCGCACTTCGGCGTGAATTGGACTACTGGATAAACGAAAAGCGGCAGCTTGGCACGAGCGACATCGTGTCACTGGAGGCGCGCCGATAGTGGGATTCCTCGACACCCTCCGCAAAATCGCGTACCCAGGCGGCGTCGCATCCGAACAGCCCGAGGGGCATCAATACGGCCACCGATCAGTCGATGAAGTCAAGAAAATCCGCTACGGCTCGGGCAAATCGAAATACGGAAACATTCAGTACGCCGAGGCCGACGACCAGGACTATGCTCAACTCCGGGCAAACAGCAGGGGCGCATACGAGCAATCCACAATCGGGCGCGGCATTGTCACCCGCCTCGTCGACAATGTGATAAACACCGGCCTCTCCCGTGAATGCGCGCCCATGTGGGATCTCATACCCAATGGTCCGCAAACCGAACAAGAGCAATACCGGTGGGAGCGCGAGATAGAAAGCCGGTGGAAACTGTACGCACAGTCAACCGAAGCGGACCTGTCCGGGCGGCAATCGCTCAAGCAGCTTATGCGCCTGCTTTACCGCATTCGCGTAGTCGAGGGTGAGTATTTCGTTATCCTTCGCTATCTGAATGCGGCAGACCGCATGTCACCGCTCGCTATCCAGATTGTACCCAATGATGCAGTACAGACTCCCTACGATGGCGTGACCACACGCCGTGTCGAGGACCGGGGTGGCTCGATAGAGCACGGCATCGAGTACGACCGCGCAGGAAAGGCCATTGCCATCTACGTGAAAGAATCGCATGGCGACGAGCCTACGCGAGTGCCATTTTTCGGCCCGCGTTCGGGCCGCCGCTTCGTTATCCACGATGGCAATTTCGAGAGCGCCGACCAATTCCGGGGCTTCCCTGAGCTTGCCGGTATGGTCTACGAGCTTGATCGCCTCACTGAGTATGACATCTCAGAGCTTGAGGCGGTTGTGGCATCGGCCCTGTGGATGGGCGTAGTCGAGGCCGAAAGCGACGCAAGCCCCGGCAAAGGACCGGGGCTGAAACCCCGGCAGCCGAAAACCGACACCCCCGAGGGCAAAGAGGTAGAGAAGGGTATCGAGCAAGTGCAGATCGGCAAGCGGGCGCTTGTCATGAACAATTTGCAGCCCGGATACCACTTCAAAGGCTTTCAGCCGAGCAGACCTAACCCGAATTATCAGGCATTCGTGGAGGCGTTCGAGACCCGGCTTGCCGGAATGCTCGGGATGCCGCTTTCGGTGCTGCGTCAGAAATTTCAAAGCTCTTACTCGGCCGCACGCGCGGAAATCCTGTTCTTCTGGAACAACGTCTATAGGCGTAGAGACGACTTCGCCACGGGCTTTTTGGACCCGCTCTTTGAAGCGTGGCTTTCCGAGGAAGTGCGCGCAGCGAAAGTGAGCGCGCCCGGCTTCGAAAACCCGATCACGCGCAAGGCGTGGCTTTGGGGCAGTTGGAATGGCATCAGTCGCCCGGTCGTCGACCCGCTCAAAGAGGCGAACGCCGTGGGCAAGCGCCTTGAGATGGGCCACACCACCGGCGAAAAAGAGGCGAAAACCCACAACGGCTCCGACTTCCAGGAGAACGCGCGCAGGCTTGCCCGCGAGAACGAACTACTCAGCGAGGCGAACGCTCCGCTTGAGCCTGAGCCGGAGGTAGAGAGCGAACCGGCGAGTGATGAGGGTGATGAGGAAGGGAATGATTAGCGGCGTCAAATCGTGGCGCAACCGCGACCAATACTACGTGCAGTCGAACAACTCCGTAGAGGCTGCCCTTACGCGCTACAAGGCCGGGCAAACGCTCGTCACATGCGGGCCAACGGCAGCGGTAACGTGCATCGCGGCAATGGGCGGGCGCGTGCAGTCTCCCACACCGGGCGGTTGGCAGCCGCAGCCCGAGGACGTTTTGACACTGTGGTTCCATGACGAGCGCAATTGGACGAGGCTTGCCAAAGCCCGCCCCGATACCGCGCCGGGACAGACCGACTACAGCCCAAACGAAGTGCCGCAGTATTACCCGGTAGCGGTCGAGGAAGTGTTCGGCGCGCGGTGCCGGTTTGAATGGCTCAACTCCTTCTCCGAGATTATCTCTCACGTAACGCACGGGCGCGCGGTGCAGATCACGCTCAAAGACCCCGGCCATTACATCCCGGTCGTCGCCTACGATCAGGCACAGGATGCGCTTGTGTATCACGATCCGTGGCCGGGCCGGTTCTCCGATGGTGAGGGATTTGCCCGCAGGCTCAGCGAGGCAGAGTTCAACGATAACGTGCAGAGCTACGCGCTCATTTATGAGGGAGTGCTGTGAGCAATCAATTACTTCGAGTTGATTTGGGATGAGGTAATCGAATGACCGAGCAGGGCACGCAACAGGCTGCGCAGAAACAAGAGGGCATGTTCCGCGACGGCGACGGGAACAAAAGCTCTAAGCGCATTGTCGGCACGCTTCTCGTCGTGGCCGGGGCGCTTCTCCATCTATTCATTGGCGTTATGTCAGTACAGACGCAGATCGGAGACCCCGACACCGCAATCAGGGCCGGGAACGCGCTCGTCATGACAGGCGGCGCGCTCATTGGCTCGGGTCTCGGTGAGAAGTTTGCCAAGGCGCGGAGCCGCTAATGCCACTGCCGAAGCCGAAAAGAGACGAGCGCAAAGACGATTTCATCGAGCGCTGCATGGCAGATGAGAACATCCGGCGCGATTTCGACGACGAAGAGCAGCGCCGCGCCGTGTGCGAAACCCAATGGGAGAGAGGCGAAATGGCACAGATACAGTTAGATGGCATCGTTGGCCTCGACGTGTTGGCCTCCGATGTACGCGACCAATTGAATGAAGCGAACGGCGAGCCGGTAGAACTGCTCGTCAACAGCGCAGGCGGCGTCGTCTACGAGGGCTTGGCGATTTACAACGCGATCAGAGATTACGCCCGCGCAGGCAATGAAGTAACCGCACGCGTGGTCGGACTCGCCGCAAGCATGAGCACCTACATTCCGCTCGCCGCCAACCGGGTCACGGTCGAGGATAACGCGGTATGGATGATCCACAACCCGCGCGTGCTCGCAATTGGCGATCAGAACGATCTACAGAAAGCGGCGCGCACACTCGAAGGACTGGCAAACGTCCTCGCCAATGCCTACGCGCGCAAAAGCGGCCAAGAGAAAGATCAGATCCGGTCTCAAATGGACGAGGAAACGTGGATGTTCGGCCAAGAAATCGTAGACGCGGGCTTCGCTGACGACATCGAGGCTGCAGGCGACGGCGAGGAAGATAAAGAGAGCGCCGTTGCCGTCGCACGAACGCAGTTCGAGCACATGAAGGACCGCATTCAAAAGGAGCAAGCGGAGGACGTAGATCAGGCCGCCGCTATGCTCAATATCGAAGCATCGCAACGATCGGCTGTTAGCCGTAGCGAAACGGACTCCCGCCATGAACAGGCGGGCGACAAGCAAAGGGAGGTTCCGATGGACGCGGAACAGATCAAGAAGGAGCATCCCGCCGCATATGAGGAGATCATCAAGGCGGGAGTGCAGCAGGAGCGCGCGAGGGTCGCAGAACTGCAAGGACAGAAGCAGTACGACCCGCAGAACGCTCAGTTGGAGCGGGTAGTGGAGCAGGCAATTGCCGATGGCTCTACGCTCATGCAAATGCAGACCGCCATCAACGTAGCAATCCGTGACGGCGGCAAGCTCGACGGCGAGAACCCGCCCGAGGTCAATGCTTCTCACGAGGAGCAGGAGACCCTTTCCGCCGAGGAAAAGGCGATCTGCGCAAATCTCGGCATTAGCGAGGAAGAGTATCTCGCCCAGAAGCGCAAGGAGGGTAACGAATAATGGCACTCAGCGACAAGGTAAACTACGAGGTCGTCGGCCACTCCCGGCGTGTTCCGGGCAAGGCTGCGGCAAGCGACAACTACTATCCCGGCGCAATGCTCGTGTTTGACGGCTCGGGCTATCTCGCAACCCCGGCCGATTCTGCCGGTCTGCCGCCTGCAGGCGTCTACACCGGTTTCGGCATCGAGCCGGAGAAGGATGTTTTGGAAGTAGGCGCGGGCGAAAATCCCGACATCGAAGTGGAACAGGGCCTCGTGTGGGTTCCGCAAAGCGGATCTCAGAGCGACGTTGGCACCCCGTTCTATTTGGGCGACGACGACAGCCTCACCACCACCGCAGGCTCGAAGGATTGGCAGGTGCTCTGTGTTGGCTACAAGGATGGCTACCTGTTGATCGACTTCGCCCATCCCATGAAGGCGTAAAGGAGTAGCATAGACAATGGTATACAATACGAAACTGCTTGAAAAGGGCATTCGGGCGCAATTTGAACGCTCGATGCAGGAGATGATTCAGCGCCCCTATCTGAGCGCTGTGCGGAGGCTCTACACCGAGGCCCCGTCGAACGCGAGTCAGGAGACCTACGCATGGCTCGGTGACATCCCCGGCGTGCGGGAATGGATCGGTGATAAGAGTCTTGGCGGCCTTGAGGACTACAGCTACACCATCAAGAACAAAGATTGGTACGATGGCTTTAGCATCGACCGCAACGAACTTGAGGACGAGCAGATTGCGGCCATCGGTCCGCGCGTACAGGCGCTTGCTATGAGCGTCGCGCAGTGGCCCGCCGATTTGGTGGTGCAGCTTATCAAGAACGGCGAAACGAACCTCGCCTATGACGGCTCCTCGTTTTTCGCCAACCGCTCCACCAACGATAACATGGTCTCCGGCAGCGGTTCAAGCGCCTCAAACATCGCAACCGACATTACCACCGCACGCAGCCGGATGATGAAGTTCGTCTCGGACACGGGCCGCGTCATGGGCCTCGTGCCGAATGTAATGGCGGTACCGCCTGAGCTTGAGCGTGCCGCGCTTGAGGCCGTGCGCTCGGCTACTATCTCCACCAACGTCAACTCTGACGGCATCGGCTACAACCCGGTATCGGATTTTGGCATCCAGGTAATTCCCATGCCGCAGCTTGAGGACGCGAACGATTGGTATATGTTCGCTACCGATTTCCCGCTTCGACCGTTCATTTTCCAGAATCGTCGCGGCGTTGATACGGTACTCGATGATACCGAGGTCGCCCGGAACCGCAAGCTCCACTACTCGGCGGAGATGCGCGGGAATGCCGGGTACGGCTTCTATCAGATGGCAATCAAGGTGACGAACAGCTAAAGCGGATAATGCCGGGCTTCGGCCCGGCTCCGCAGGAGTAGCATATGGCAGACCATGAAAAGTTCGTAACCGTACAGTTTGTGAATCGTGAGGGAAAGCCTCGGGTGCAGATGCGCGAGACATTGGCGCAACAGCACGAGGCCAAGCCAAGCGATTCCCATGCAAAAGTCAAGATTCTGAAGTCCGAGACCAAAAAAAGCGTTTCGGCTTCGGGGTCAACAAAGTCCGGTAGCAGCGAATGAGCATTTTCACCGACGCCCGAGACGATACCGCGCGTTTCATCGACCTGCACGGCGAGGACGTGGAGATTACAGACGATCAGGGCACGACCTACAGCGGCAAGGCGCTCTATTTCCGCGCTGACGAGAAATACGAGCCGGACAGCCGCGCCCGCGTCTACTCGCCGTTCAGCGAGGTCACGGTATCGGTCAAGGCGCTCGGTGCTCGCCCACGCGAGGGGTGGGAATGCTCTATCGATGATCCAAGCGGTGCAACCGTCACCGGAACAGTCGTATCGCCACGCTATGACCGCACGCGGGATGTGGTCGTGTTCACAATTGAGGTGGACCAATGAGCAGTCACAGAGCGAGCTATGATGTGTTGCTTGACAACATCGTTTCGCGCCTCGACGCCTATTCCACCGATCAAGAGCAAATCGACCCCAGGTATGCGTTTTCAGTGTACGGCGACTGGTTCCGTGACATACCGCCCGAGGATTCGGGGCACGCGCTCGTGCTCGTCTATCTCGGGCCTGTCACCGCAGAGACGGACGGAAGCGAGGCAACCGGAGGACAGTACGGCTACCAAGCACAGTATTGGATTGACTGTCTCGTACACAAGGGCAGCAAACGCCGCACCGGAGGCGAGAGAGCGGATTCAGCGGCAGCGAGCCGTGCGCGCTATCTCACCAAGCAAGTCATAGACGGACTTGATTTGGGCCGTGACCGCGATCTCGGGCTACCGCAATACACGGTGCGCTCGATTGATTTCCCGCGCATA